CTATTAGTAGCCTTAGCCGCTGATACTGGAGAATACTTTCTAATAACACCTCCATCTGTCATTATGACTAAATCTCCATTACCATCTAATATTAAATTAGAGTACTCTGATGTTGAGAAAAAATCAGAAGCATCAGTAAGCAAAGACCAACTCTTTGACCTAATATCGTAACAATAAACAGTTTTTGCCGCGCTACCACCGCAATTGTTTAAAACTAAAATTTGTTTAAATCTAGGAGAATACCCAACAATTGACCCTGTTGTATAAAAGTCTCTCCAGGATAATCCGTGTTCAGAACTACTGCTGTAATTGCTAATGGGGTCTAATTTATTTTCTATTAAATTTTGTATCTTGTCTCCATTATATACCCAACAACCAGCCTCATTTACCCAGATTACGCCATCTTCACTTCTAAATACAGCCTCAGCGTGCTTAACTCCCTTGTGCCTAAATGTTTTTTCTAAAAACCAAGAAGTAGGGGATGGGTTTGCTACATTCAAAATAAATAAAGTATTATTTTTAAATGCCAATAGCCTATCTCCATACTCTACTAAGGCAGTATATACCTCAGCATCTCCCTTAACTACGTCTATAAAATTATACGATGGAAAAGTATCATACTTACCTATCTCGCTATACATAATTCTATCGCCATATGTTTTAGCATCATCACCTTCTTGAATTTTAAGATTTGCTATAAAAACTCTTCTATTCGCTACACACGATAATTTCCAACTTTCTCCAATCTTACCCAAAGCAATAGCACTTAAATCTGATGGAAATCCATTTATGGATTCAAAAGTGTCCACGTTCTGTCTAAAAGAAGCAGATACTTCACTCACACGTTCCCATCCTCCCCCAGTAAAACCAGCCTTATATTCAGACGAAAAAGATGATTTAATTCCCTTTGCAAAATCTACCTCTGCCGCGAATACCCAGTCATCATCACTACCCGTAAGTCTACAATATAATCTTGAGCCGCTAATTCTTTCATCAAAAGGGGCTAAACATTTTGCTTGAAAAGCGACATAACTACCAGCTGGAACGGTCATATAAGCAGTAGAAGAACTTCCTGTAAATTCAAATAATTTCGATTCTTGAATATCGTCATATATAAAAGTATGAGCAAGGTCATAAACCCCTTCAATCCACTCGCTTTCTCCATAAGTGTTAAAGGTAATCACCCAATTAATAGCATTTGCTGTGGTTGGAGTATTACTAGACCTGAATCCTCCTGTTGGGGCTGATAAAGTATTATTTTTAACAAACCAACCAAGGTGAGGATAACCTCCAAAATGATTCCTCTCTATAAAGCCATACCATTTAATTCTACTTCCATTACTAAGGTTGGTGTCAGACACTCTTAATGCTAAGTCTGCGTAATAATATCTAGGTAAAAATTCCCCATTTATCTCATCATTATCAGCTGTTGTTTGAATGCCAGGATTCGCCCAAGCATTTTCAAATGAATTCCAAATTTTTATTAGACGATTCGATGCAGTTGTTGTGCTATTTGAGTAAGGCTTTAGAAATATAAGTTCCCCATCCCTAGGGACTCTAGTAACCGTTATTTGAGTTGTAGAGTAGCCAGTTCCAGACCAAGCCCCATTAACACCAAGATAGCTTTGCATATGAGGAAATCCGTAAGTCCCCTTTGCTGTAAGTGTCCTTATTACATTAGTACCAGCTATATTTGAGCCTGATATTTTTATTTTATCCCCTACACTAAAATGAGCAAGAAATGAAGAAGAACCCTCAAACCTTACTTGAGCTGGTTCAGAACCGCCTGCTTGATAAAATTTACCATACTGTATATAGCTTCCATTATTGTAGTTTGGCATAACATGGGAACCAGACGCTGATAAAGCCCTATCACTTTCTATGTAAAATAATCCGTTCCCAGCACCATTATAACTTGTATTTCCACTTAAACCAGTAGTGGTCATAGTAACAAATGAACCAGCAGTTCTTAAAGCCCCCTGCTTATCGAACATAACATTTGTTGATGATGCTAATTCTTGGTCAGCAATGTCCCTAGAGTCTTTAACATTGTTAATCCCTATAAACCCATTAAGAGAAAGTGTTTGTCTAGGCATTAGTCACGAATTTCCATGTGAACTAAATCATCAAATTTATTATCTGCTATCTCTCCATCAGAGTCCCAATCCCCACCCCAGCGAATTTTAAATCCTAATTGGTGTCCTATACCTCTAATCATTCCACCCATATAATGAAATCGTTCTCTATCTTCCCAGTCTATTGGATAAGGTGCTAAATCCACAGCTTTACCTTCCATATGCCTTGAATATTTAACCTTCGTTGCCCCTTTTTCAAGGAGTTCAGCTTGTCTTTCTTTGCTCCTAAGCCCCTCAATAATGGTAACATCCATAATCTTAATTAATTCATTAAGGACACTAACCACTCTTTTGTCTACACCCTCAAGTCGCTTTCTTGACCTTTTCCCAAACCTATAATGCTTAGGCATTACTTAAAGCTTTCCATAGCTTTTTTAATCTTAGCAACCATTTTATCGTCTGCTTTAGAAGGAGTCATTTTTACTATAATATCCAATACTATAATAATAAAACCCTTCGTCCCATGTTTTTTTATTTTACGCTTAATATAACTTGAAAGCATACTCATTTTGAACCTTCCTTTTTTAGCATTTTAGTTAAACCCTGAAATACGACATCAACAAGAATATCGTCTTTATCTGATGGGGAAAGCTTTACTATCTTCTCTAGACAGAAAAAAACAACTAAAACCATTTCCCAATTTTCACTTAACCATTCCATTTACTGCTCCTTTTATTAAGTCGAGTATGCCTCAGCCCTACAGAGATGACGAGACGGGGAGGATAATAGGACTAATAGGAGGCATACTCAACATTATCTTTTGCCCGTAATTCTTTTAATTCTTTTAATTTTCAAATATAAATATACAATATTCATAATTGCTATTGCTATACCAAGTACATAGGGAAGGAAATCAGTGAATACTGCTCCCATTCCTAAAAAACTTGCTCCGCTTACTTTTAGACTATCCATATCAATGATTTTTCCCATTTACTCGACTTAAACTTCCTCTTATTTCAGACACTTGGTTATCTAAGTCGTTTATTTCCTTGTTTAAGGCATCAAACTTCCTGTCTAATTTATCATCACTCGCATTCCATCTGCCAATTAATTTAATAATCATTCCTTCCATGTTTTCTAAAGTCTCAGATTGCCCTTTATTTTCTATCTTTAAATGTTCTAATGTTTCCTGCTGAGCAGAAGCTTTGTTCGACATCTGCACCACCAAGTAAACAAACATTGCGCCAACTACGCCTATCATTCCTGCTTCGCCATAGACTGCCATAAAATCCATTACTTCTTTTTCCTTTTTCCCCAACTAAGAGGATTAATATTAAATTCTTTTTCATAAAAACTTACTTTCTCCTCTAGCTGCTCTCTCTGTATAGTTTCTTCAACGATGTGTTTGTTAAGTAAACTCCCAATTTTAACATCATTCGCAACCATCGCTTCTTCAAGTTGTCCCAGTCTACTTTCAACACGCCAATAGCCATAAACGAGCATCCCAACCAGTACCAAGAGTTGTCCGAGCCATTTGAGGTTGATAGAAACAATAGCGTTATCATCAACCACAGTCCCCCTATAACTTCGAGCAGTTTTGGGTTCTCCACCCATCTAACCTCTTATGTCCTTTAATAAACTTGTTCCAACAAATGATGAATGAGCCTTTAGAGACACTACATCTGAATCATCAGTAATCCATACCCAAGCATTACCTTCCAATACTTCTTCATCAAATCTTTCAACATTGTACTCGTAACTTAAATCTCCATCAAACCCGACAGAATATTCGTCATTATAGAAAGTATCAACATCCTTAGAACCTCTATCATTGTCCCAAGCCTTTTCTTCTTCTAATCTCTTAAAAGAAAACTTTGCTAATACACCTTTTTTTGTACCTTCGTATGGGTCAATGTAAGCCATTAGCCTGTTATGTAAACTCCCATATAAAGTGTACCCATATTTGAACCATAACCATAGCACTTTAAAATAATAGTGTCTGTACCAAAAGTTATTTCAGGAGACCTCAAGTAAACGTCTTTACTATAAGCTGAACTACCACTTCCTTCATAATAAACGTGAGATGCAACAGACACCCCTGTTGAACTTGAAGGTGTACCAAGTGTATCTCGATTCCACCTACCTGCTGTTGAACTATTAGATGAAGGAAGTGCATACCAAGTTGAAGATTGATTATAAGCCTCATTAGTAGTTGCGGATGTTGTATCCCAAGTCGTATAAACAGAAGAATTTTTACCAATAATGACCTCCCCACCATTAGAAGCACCAAAATTATATTTATATAACTGTGCATCCTGTCTATATGAAGTACCACTTTTAATCCTTAAGAAAATATGACCTGTTTGACCTATAACGGAACTACCACATATATAAGAATTAGATAAATCTGATGTATGTGTGACTAGACCTGTTCCTTGATTTCCTGCAAATACTGTAGAATATAATGCTTTTGCAGATGTCCCCGTACCTCCATTAAGTCCATTACCATAAGCACCAACTGCTACTCCAGATGAAGCACTGTGGTCATAGGAATAAAACTCAGACATTAGATGTGGGGCAGAGCCATCTGGTCTATCAGCAGCATCATTCGCAGTATTAATAGTGGCTATGCTACCTATAGAAGCAGCCTTTAATCCACCACCATCTTCATTCCCTTGTCCTAATTCAACAAGTATATCGGCATCAAGTCTTATAGCCCCACTACTAGCTATTGCCATCTTCGAGCCTTGTAACTTTAGCAGTTAATTCTTTTATAGATTCAATTAGTAAGGGGATAAGCTTGTCATATTGAACTGTATGGTATTTAGGGTCTATTGGAGCAGGAACAACTGCTTCGGGTAATACCTTTAAGACTTCTTGGGCAGATACTCCTACTTTTTTAGTTGAGGTATCGTAGCCTAACTCTCCTGCAACTTCATTAGGTTGGTAATGAAATCCATTAAGTGAACATACCTTATCCAATGAGTCCTTAATGTTACCATATCTATTCTTCAATCTATCATCTGAGTAATAAGCAGTTACTTCAT